GTGCCGTCACCTATGCGTGTGACAATGCCTTTCATCTGCAAGCGTCCTAAGGCGCTGTAGATGCTGCTGCGCTGTACTTTGCAATGGGCGGCTAACTCTGTTGCCGTGCGGGGCGTGGTGCAGAAAGCTACTATCTTGTCGCCTGTTTTCATTTCTGCCACCTTGCGCGGATTGCTGTTGCACAACTTTCCCAACTGGCGTCAATCCTGTGTCCCTCTGACTCGCACAACCGAGCACACGCCTCGCGTTCCATTAAGATGGCATTTTCAACAGCCGCAACCATTGCGACTTTGACTTGCCTTTTGCAGTCTTCAAAACCTTTTTCGTATGGGGTCATTTCTGCAAACCCTCCTTAACCAAGTGAATGATCTGACGGCTAACCGAGCGCGTCTGTTCATCAGCCTGGGCCTTAACCACCTTGAACAAATCAATCGGCATACGGATGGTTACAAAATGGTCTTTAGGTTCTTGTTTCATAATTACTCCTTAGTTACTGGTGATCTTGGTGGCCAACAACTGACGCGCTTTAATTGCTGCTTCAGACTTGGGGTCAGCGTCACGCAAAAGTGCTAAAACGGTTGTGAGTAATTCCATACTCCATTCTTGTAATGGCATTTCAATCTCCTAGCCCCCGCAGGGGCGGTTATTTTTAATGATTAAGAACTGTGACAAATTCTGCAAGCGTAACGCTCACAGTCGTTCGTATCGTGGTACTTGCGACCAAAGATAGGCGCAGGAGTATCAAAGTACTCAACGTCGTAACCTTCGTCATCAATGTGGCAAACCTCATCTTTGCCAATCCAAGAGTCTTTAGCTGCAACCACAAACATTGCCTCGCCATTGCCATAATTCAATGACTCTTCAATCTCGGCTGCAACTGCCAACACTTCCGCATCAGTAAAAGTCTTTTGCTTATGCAAGTCAGACAAATGAATGCGGATTTCTTTTAAGCCCTGCGCGTTTACTGTTTTCATGTTGCTCTCCTAGCCCCCCGCAGGGGGCGGTTAAATTAATGTTCAAAAGCTACGCAAACGGTGCAACCGCTACGTTTGCAATCGTGGTTTTTTTTGTATGCTTCGTAATGAAAATCAACGGGTGGGTCTACTATGTCGTAGTCCTCATCCTTTACCTCAAAGTACCTGGCATCAACACCGCAACCGGTAGTGTTCAAAGTACGCTCAAGTTCAGCAGGTGTTTTGCGGAACTTAGGTAAGCCTGTCACCAGGCTGATACCCATAGGGCGCTTGCACTCTAGCCCTAGTTTGCTGTTGTCAAAGTGCTGGCAGTTTTTGCATAATTTCATGGTATTTCTCCGTTAGTTGATTGATGGCGTCTTCTGCACCATGACCCACAATAACACAATAATTAACACTTTGTAGGTATTTAATCATTAATTGTTGTTCTTTTGACAAAACACCTCCTTTTTCTTTCTTCATCTCTACCCAAACACGCCATGCGGGGATGAAAAGGTCTGGGATGCCAGGCACAACGCCCTCGACTTTAAGGTTCATAGCCTGTGACTTAGAGCGCAAACCACCGTTCGGAATGGCAAAGATTAATGTATCCGGATAGGTTTGCCTGAACCACATGACCACGCGGGCTTGTTCTAGGTGTTCTGAGGTTGTTGCCATAGTCGTTTGACCACCTTGTAAAATTTGCCATCACGCTTATACGAAATCATGTTTGGCGGGTTGGATTGATTCATCTGCTGCACTAGGTAATTCAATGGTGTTGTGGCTTCGTTAATGCCCGATAGCGTGGCGTCCGATCGCTGCGCTATGTCGTGTAGCAACTGCATAGCTTTGTTGCCCGCATAGCCTTGATTCAGCACCGGTAAATACTCTGTAATTGGCGGGTCGGTCAGGCCACCATAATAAGTAAGCGCAATCATTTCGTTGCCCGAGGCGCGGCTGACGTGCTTGCGCCAATGCCACTCACTCACCGGCATATCAACACCCTCAAGCCCCATGATGTCGTCGTGACGCAACACTAGTTTCTTTTCAGGTGCTGGGGGGAATGGTGTACCGCAGTTTGGGCAGGTGTGCGCCGAGATGTGGACAATCTCATGGCACACGTCGCACACTTTGACAGGCGCCTCGCCCTCACCTGACCCGCCTTTTTTTGGTGGCTGCACGTTGGTGATTGGCCCGTGCATTTCGACCACACCTGCAAAATCCAACACCAAACAATGATCGGTGTGACTCTTGGGGCGCATCCCACGCCCTGCCATCTGCACATAGAGTGACGCTGACATGGTTGGGCGCAGCATGGCAATCAGATCAATGTCGGGATAATCAAAGCCGGTGGTCAATACGTTTGCGTTAGTTAACGCACGGATACGCCCCGCTTTAAACTCGGTCAAGATTCGATCGCGCTCGGCTTTGGGTGTGTCGCCAGTTACACACGCCGCGGTCACGCCTTGGTGGTTGAGCTCAACGCAAACGTGCTGCGCGTGTTTGACGCCCGCGCAAAAGAATAGCCAGGCGCGCCGATTGCCCGCAAGCTTGATAACTTCCCGCACAACTGCAATATTCTTGTCGGCGTTATCGACCGCGGCTTGCAACTCCGAGTCAATGTACTCGCCACCACGTTTATGCACACCGCTGACGTCAAGCCGTTCTGTTGTTAATTTGCTACGCAGGGTTGCCAAATATTTTTTATGTACCAACTCCTCAATGCTGACCGGTTCAATCAGCGCATCAAACAATGCGGGTTTGTCGGTGATTAAACCGTGTCCAAGGCGGTACGGCGTGGCAGTCAAGCCTACGACCCTAAGATTAGGATTAATCGCTTGTAGGTCGTTTAAAAGGCTGCGGTATCCACCCTCATCTTTGTGGCTCACTAGGTGACACTCATCGATAATCACCAAATCAATGTGCCCGAGCAGCGGTGCTTTAGTCCTTACCGATTGGATCCCTGCAAATGTAATTGGCTCCCCCAACTGACGTTTGCCAATCCCTGCCGAGTAGATGCCCAAAGGGGCATTAGGCCAATGCAAACGCATCTTCTCAGCATTTTGCACAATCAATTCTTTGACGTGGGTGAGCATCAAGATGGTGGTTTCAGGCCATTCCTGCAAAGCGTTCTTGCAAAGCGCAGCAACAATGTGGCTTTTGCCCGAGCCGGTGGGTAGGACTAGGCACGGGTTGCCGATTGTGTGCGCGTTGAACCAAGTGTATAGCTGGTCAATAGCGCGTTGTTGGTAATCTCGCAGCATTACCCCACCACCTTCGCACCAAATATCTCACGCGCTTCAGACACGAACTTGTCGTCACTTGCACACGCCTTGTGATTTGCCACAATTTCACGGCTAGTGTAAGTTTCCCAATCACTTGCACCATTCTTGATGTCACCGTCTGGCGTCATCCAAATGACTTTGCCAGCCTCAACCTTATGTTGCCACGGCACCAAGTCAGGGTGCAAGATATGCGCCTCGCAGCCAACCTTTTGGTTCTCAAAATCAAGCGGCACGTCATACTCTGCACAATGCCAAGTGCCGTCCTCACGCGCCGTGGAGTTGGTGCAAGTGCGGCAATTGACCTCCTTGGTCAACTTAATCTTGTGACAGAACTCATGCGCGGCGCAGAACCGACACTCAAACCAAGTCGGGTCGGTGCTGATGGGTGGCGGCATACGGTCAGATTTAACCAAGCGATGCCCACGCTCTACAGCCTTGGTTGCCACGTCTTTGTCTAGCTTGACCCGCTCGGTGTAAATACGATCATCATCTTTGCAGACGGCGTAATACAACGCACGGTCAAGCTTTAGCCCAAGCATATAGGCTTGCATCTGAACGTAATGTTGAGGCTTAGACTTCTCAACCCCATTCTTTTCAAGATCATCAAACGATTTCTTGCCATGCGTTTTGATCTCAAGCACATGACGCGCCTTGGGTGCTTCGGGCACTCCTGATTCAATAATGCCGTCCACGCTACCACCAACATGGCAACCGAAGTCTACGCGTGACTGGTTATCACCTGTCTTTTGCACGTTGATGCCAATTGCGCGCAAGTCGGACACAACCTTGGCTTCTTCGTCTTGGCCCCGTCTGAACAAGCGCAAGATGCGCCCAGGGAACCTTTCGACCACAGCCATGCGAAACGATAACCACAACCATCTGTCGCAGACGTGACCTAATACCGAGGCGCCCATGTGGGGTCTAGGTTCGCCTTGGATCGACTCATGATGCTTGTCGATCAATGCTTGAATCGTGTGTTCTGATTCCGGTATAATCAAAATACTCTCCTTAGTTTTTGCCCCTACCTACACAGGCAGGGGCATTTTTTTTACTTCTTGACCCAAGGTGGCGCTGCTTTGCCACTCGCTGCTGCCGGTGGTGCTGCCTTTGCTCCCGCTGCCGGTGGCGCCGAGCCATTAGACTTAAACCCTTTGACGTCATTCGATGCGCCGTACTGCTCACTCTCGCGCACATCCAGCTTAATCATCAACTGACCGCCAATTAGCTGATCCGTGTCTTGCACGGTAGCCAAACCAATGGCGCGCATGATTTCACCAAGTTGCTCACGCCCAATCTTTTCAGCGGTCGGGTTGGGGTTCTTGATGTTGAGATTGCCAAACACCACGCGCCCTTGGTGCGTTGGGCCGGTAATGTCGTACCTGACAGCAATGTACTTGCCGGTGCCGGCTTTGGTAACTTTGATTTCTGCGCCATTGACCACCGCGGTGTACCAACCGGCGGGGAGTGGCTCAAAGTTGCGATCTGAGGTGGGGAGCGCATCAGCGCTGAAAGTTTCGTCGAGTTGTGCCATGATGTTTATTCCTTAGTAATGGTAAAAGAGGGGCGACCGTTGGTGCTTGTAATTGCATCAAGTAACGGATCAGTAATGCGTGGGTCTGCTGATTTCCATGCCGAAGCATTGATCTCAGGCTTCCACCTAAACAGGCTTGACAGGTGTTCAGTCAAACCAAACTCAGCAGCCAAGTCTTGCAACTTCTCGCTGTTTACTTTGCGATCAAGGCGACCAACAATCTTGACCTTAAACCCGTCAGCTTCGACGTTTTGTGTGCCGTCTAGGGTCTTGGGGATATTTAGGCTTAGGACAAGCTTGTCTTCAATGCTGCGACGTTCGTCCATCGCTTTCTTTTCTGCCGCTTTGGCGTCTAGCCATTGTTGGTAGAGGCTCATGCTGCACCCCCAATCTTTGCAATGATGGCACCCAAGTCCGGCGCTTCCCAAGTGTCAAGCTTGCCCGAGCGATCCTTTGCTTGCCAAATCCCGTCTGAGTCGCACATCAGCGCACGCTGTGCCACGCCTTCAGCATCTTTCTCAACGCGTAGTGCCAACACTTCGTCAAAGAAATACGGCAACGCCTGACCAGTCTTGTTGCCTGGCATACTCGGTGCGTAGAGAATGCGCCCCGACTCATCAGCAGTTTTCTCACACTTCGCTGTGAAATATATATGCTTGCCAGGTATATCGCGAAACGCGCGAATAATGTCATACATTTGCTCTTGCATGGCACCATAAGCTTGGCGAGGATCCTTAGCAATTTTCTTCTCATGGTTCAGCACCACCTCGGCGATCTCTGAGATTGAATCAAGTGCGATCGACTCAAACTGTTTTGCTTCGTCTGATTCAATCAACCAACGATACGCTTCCATCAGCGTGTCGTAAGATGACACCTCGACAAAAGGTAGGTCTGCATCGACAATCGACAACAATCCACCTTCAGCCGATAACACAACGGGGTTTGGCAAGGTAGGGATAAGACTAGTCTTACCGGCACCTGCTTGTGCGTAAACTAATAGCTTCACGCCGTTAGCGTGTAAACCTTTGGTACTGCGTAGATTGATAGCCATGTGGCTCTCCTAAGTTGATCGCTGTTTGGGAATCCGTTTAGCGATTAGTTGTAGTAGATCATAATAAATGGTATTGTGTCAACAAGTATTTTCAATTTAATTGGATAAATCATGAAAACACAGGAAGCAATCGACTATTGGGGTGGGGTTAAAAAGCTTGCAGATGCCCTAAAGACGTGGCCTCAGACCATTTATCAATGGGGCGAATATCCACCAATTGGCAGGCAGTATGAGATTGAAGTGAAGAGCGATAGTCAACTTAGGGCGGAAGAGGAGGTGATGAAATGAAGATAGCGGCGATTGAAACAAAATACAAAGGTTATCGCTTTAGATCAAGATTAGAGGCTCGATGGGCAGTTTTTTTTGATGCACTTGGTGTTGAATGGTTGTACGAGACAGAGGGTTTTAATTTGGGTGAGGCCGGTCTTTATTTGCCAGATTTTTATTTGCCAAAAGTTGGCAATGGTTTATGGGTTGAAATTAAAGCCGGAATGCCAACTGAAATTGAACAAAATAAAATGAGCGCACTTGTTAATCATACTGGCAAAGACGGCACTTTCCGGTGTGGTGAGCCAATGAATAATATTGATATATCAAAAGATTCTGGTCACGATTTATGGGATAGCACAGTAATTTATGTACCTGACGGAGAAGACGTTCCTTATTTTTTTTGTCTTTGCCCGTGGTGCGAAAAAGCCGGATTTGAATTTGATGGTCGCGGAGCTAGGATTTGTGGATGGAAAAAACACCATGAAAGCGAAGATTTAGCCCTCAACGCTATAAAACACTTGGGTCATTGGAGAGCAGATGATAAATGTTATACAGCTGACCACGAAAAAATATTAGATGCAGCAATTAAAGCAAGGTCAGCACGTTTTGAGTTTGGTGAAAATAAATGACAAA